TTGGGAAAATTCTATCTGCCATAATTTTGTTTTCTCCTCAAGAAAAAATACATTAAAAAAACTTCTTAAATTTAAAGGGTAATTCCTTTAATGCATCTACTTATTTTCTTTATCTAAAACCAGTTTGTTGCCCTTCATTGTGAGCTTATCGCCAATTTTTATACCTAAATTTTCAAAAGTTCCCTTATTTGCTTCTACAACAAAAACTATTTTTGAACTATCAGGGTATACAGATTTAGGGTCATCTGCTTCCATATCCTTTATGTCTCTGATTCTGTATTTTTCATCTAAAAATGCTAATGATAACGGGAAACTAACATTTTTATTCCAGAATGAGTAGCAGTCAGGATAATCAAACTCAAACATAACAACTTCAAAATCTTCTAAAGGCTCTGCAAACATCAATCCTTTAGTGCGAAGCTTGTCATTATTCGCTACAAATCTAATATCAAATTCATCACGGAATTTGTTACTAGTGAGTCAAGAACCGACTTTTTTAAATCTGTTTGATGATGCTTTTACACTTCTTGCAGCATCCAAATCAAATCTATTCTTTGTTCTTTGTTTTCTGAATTCATTAACATTATCTGTTGAAAGATAATGATCTCTTAGAGCAAGTTTTGCTTTTTCTGTCAATTCAACCGATCTTCCGTAACCTGTAAGCAAGCCTGCAGTCTTAAGAGAAAGTAAATCATTGTCTGAAATTACATTAGGAACACTGCAAACTTTTCCATCTTTATTCAGAGCAAGTTGAGAAGCAGCTGTAACAAGTTCATCGGTAGAAGCGTCAATAGTTCTAAGCATATCGATATATCTATTGCTTAATTTTGCTGCTTCAGCTTTCTTTGGCTGCTGTGATACACCAAGAAGTTGAATTTGAATATCTGATAAGCCAAGGCCTTCCATAGATGGCCCGTCAAATAATTCTGCGTGTAAATCTAAACTGTGTACTGGTTTGATAGGTAATGGCATAATAAACTCCTTATCTGTATGGCAATCTGTTTTTCCAACCGTTGCCTTCATCAACATTTTTCTGATATGTCTCTTCCCAAGAAAACTTATCGCACAAATCGTCTCCGCTATGAATTGCCATAGATGGACTTGATGCTGGATTTCCTGGGTCTACATATGCAGGACCTGGAACATTATCTGGACCGTGTAAAAGGCCTTCAATATTTTGTCCGTCTGCTTCTCCACCAAGATCTCGATATTCTTTAGGAATTTTCCTTGGGTTAACTCTTTGTCGCCAGAAATCGTTTTCTTTATATTCATCTTCGATTTCTTCGTATTCCACATAATTAACGTGGGGCACTTTTGTTACTGATTGCTGTGGATAATATTGAGCAAATTTATTAAACAACTTATCAGATGTAGCAAACTTTCCATTTCTATCAAGTGTGCTACAAACTTTTAAGATAACTGTAAATTGTTTGTTCATTTAGAATGTATGTCCTACAAATCCATTCAATAATGTGTCATATTGCTCTTCGACACTAGCATCTTCACTCGATGTTGGCTTAACAAAATCGTAATAAGAAGAAGGCATTTTGGGCGTATGCATATTTCTTTCGATAGATTGGAATGGGTCTAGTTGCTTTAATTCTGCACTTTCTTCACCAGTAAACTTTCTAGGAGTCAAATTGACATTTGCATCAGGATTTGGATATGTCAAGATAGTGTCTTTCAGTTCATATTCTTGAAATCCGTCTTGGTCTGGTGTATTTACATTCATCAAATCATTAAAATATTGATTTAAATCTTCTCCGTATTCTAACAACGGAGTTTTTCCCATAGGCTCGTTGCTAAATTGCTCAACGTCATACCTATTTCTGGGCTCAGCATACTCTTCTGTAATTCTATTTCTTCTTCTGACTTGATAACCTTCAGCTATACGATTAATGTCATTTTCTGTAATTGCAAAATGAAGTCTTGAGGGCTTATCTGGATCTTTATATTCCTCGCCCATAAACTTATAATCTTTATTGTATTTATGTCTATCTTCTAAAGACTGCTCCATAGTCATAAGATGCTCAGGTTTAGCATTAAAATTTTCTTTTATGTACTTGGGTGAGTTTTTATGCAAATCATTAGCAGCGTTTTCTAAAGATTGTTTGTAGTTATGAAGTTGAGCCCTTAGTTTGGCTCTTAATCTTTCTTCTGGAGTAAGTAAATAAGGTATAGATTCTTCGTAGTTCCTATGCTGTGGAGTAAGTCTCGCCTCTATGTTTACATCCCTGCCATCAAAGTCAATATGAGTTTTGCGCAGTAATTTATCAAAGCTAGCGTCCTCATCAACATATAAGTTTATTTCATGCCCACCACGGTTTCTGCCACCACGGCCTATAGGACTTGCGCCAGGAGAAAATGGGGATCCTTGTCCACCTCCTCCTACTCCTCCGGTTTGAGCTATACGAATATTGTCAGACATATTGTTTTTTACTTAATTAAAAAAATATTTTCCTTTATCTACGGTTCAAATTAACCATTTTAGATCTTGGTAATCTAGTTACAATTCTGGAAGTTAAACATTCGTAGGAAACAGCAGCAACACAGTCACAAATATCATCTTTGTATCCAGATAAAGCTTCGATGTAATATCTTTTGCCTTTCCATTTTTTTTGTAAGAATAAAAACTGAATTTTAGCTTCTTGTATTTCATTCAATGGCTGAAGATTATTTTGCATATCAAGATAAGAACCACCTGATAAATCGTATATGTCTATTCTGTCATCTCTTATTATTTGAGCAAGTTCTGTATATATTTTTTCTTTATATTCTTTATTAAACTGTCTTTCAATAATTGGAACACCATAACTTTGCAGCTTTATTACTGATGATTGCGAATTCCAATGGTCTATTGATACTTGCTTAAATCTAAATCGTCTATGTAAATTAATTACATAGTCTTCAACTTCTTTTTCCTTAACAGGCTGGTTTCTAGTTAAAGGATTCCAAAAATGAATATGATCAATAACAACTCTTTTTAATGGAGTGTGATCAGGCCCAATTTGACCGTACATTATTTCAGTATGAGCCACAACTAATGCGTAATAGTCAGATGTTCTTGCTGGGTCAATATGGCAAAAATATTCAAAAAGCCCATCAGGCATTTCTTTACGCTTGATCATATTTTGACTTTTAAACATCTTGTCTATATCATCAGACATAAACATAGGGTCAGAGGAAGATGCTCCAAATTCAGCTCCATACTGCATTTGAAATTCTTGAGGATCTTTTTTCTTTTGCCCATCCAGCCAGTCTTTATCAATGTTAGGATTTGTAAGCCAAGTTGGTAATCTCATTATGAGAGTAGTAGGATCTTCTTGTCTATTTTCGTGTAAATCATACAGTAACCCAATAGGGCCTTTAGGGTTGGAAAGAAGCATCATTTTGCCATCTTTACCAAATGTAGCAAGAGATGGCTTCAAGTCATCATATAATCCATAATCAACCCCAGATTCAGGGTTATCTCCTGCCATTGCTGCGACTTCGTCCATAATAATAGACCAACAAGTAAGACCAACGAGACCTGAAGCATTACTTGAGCCACAGCGTAAGACGAGAGAGCCAGCAAATAGATTGATACTATCTTCTTTTCTTCTTACGTTTTCTTCTCTATCGTGTTCAGTATAAAATCGCATTTCCAGTTCTGTATCTTTGCCAATATAAGGAGCAAAGAAAGGAGATGCCAAAACTGTTTGTTTGATTTTTGAGAAGATTGCTTTTTTTGCTTGCTCTTCATTACGAGCAACATTTAACAAAACAATTTCATCAAACTCCATCAAGCCATATCTTGCTTGAGGATGACCCATAGAAATAAGCCGATATAGCTCATACAGAGCCATAGCAGATACAAGGAACGATTTACCAGAACGTCTTCCTAATACTAAAACTAATTCTTCAAATTTGTATCTTTTAGTGCATTTTTCTTGCACTTGCATTCTAAGTTTTGGATCAAATTCTTCTGAATAAAGCAAATCATTTTCTGTTTGAAATCCATCAATAATAGGCCTAGCTTCAAGAACTTCTACTTGTCTTTCTGCGTCAGGGTTTGTTGCTTCTTCTCGAGCATATTCATAACGTTTTTTTCTAACATTTTCATCTAATCTTGAACATTGAAGGCAAGGCGAATTTACTACATTGAAAATTGTTTTGAAGTTTTTTTGTTCTTGTTTAGCTTTGAAGTAATCATTTTCATTCTTACTGATGTAGTTCCAAACACAACCTTCGCATCCGTCATCAGTTTTGTTGTCTAATATCTCAAGATTAGTATTTCCTTCTTGCCCCATATAGAAACACTTTAGGATAAGTTTTTGCCAGGGATAAGGTTTTAGGTTACAAAAATAAGGATGCTCAATAAAAGTAACAATGTCTACTATCTGGTCAGGGTTAAATCTATCTTTCGTTGGTTTTGAAGGTGGTGCAACTTCCTGTCTTCTTGCTGGCACAATTTCATCAGCAAAATCATTAGCATATTCTGTGTCTTTGAAAAGTTCTGTTACAGAATTTGCTTGTTGTAAAAGTTGACTTCGTAGTTCATTAGAAGACTTAACTACAGGAGTTGGTTTTTTCATTAATTGTCTTGTTGGATTTTATTTCTTAGAGTAACAATTTCTTCTCTTATAATTTTCTTGTCATTTTCACTTTCCATTTTTTCGTGAAGTTGAGCAAGAATTTCAAATATATTAATATTGTAGACTCCTTGATTATCTCTTGAATCTTTAACCATTAATATTTTTGTAATAAGTTTTTCGACCATAGATGCTCTTTTAAGTTTCATATCAGAATTTTTTGAGCAGTCTATACCTCTTACATCATCTAACTCAACTAATAAAGCGGTTAGAGCAAGGTGGTGTTCTCTGAAAATCCAAGGCGCAATCAGTTCTTCTCTTTGTTCGTAGTTTTTTAAGCCAGAAGTAGAGATTTTTTTAAGGTCGCAGTGTTGTTCCATATGAGTATTAATTTGCATCCAGTTAAGTTGTGCATCAAAATACTCAGCAAAAAATCTTATAACTGCTTGATTTTTTCTTCCTGATTCTAAATATATGTGCTCAAGTAAATCACGAAAAGGCGAAGTACAAAGTGCACATCTTGGTTCGATAAACTGAGGATAAGAAATATCACTCATTGAATCTGGAGGAAGTGGTTTTAGAGGCTTATCTGTTTCCTTGAGATCTCTGAAATAACGAGATGGTTTTTTAGGTCCGTCATCTGGAACAATCAAAGCGTCAACGGTATCTTTATTTTCTTCCATTTTAGTCTTTATACAAAATAAACAAGCCGCAATATTGCGGCTTGTTTATTCAATGCTATATTGAAACTAATCTGCTAACGCTCTTTTCAACCTTTGATAAGGAGAAACTGTGTCAGCAGCTTTTACCAGATATTCGTCTGCAAGACCAAAATCTGCATAGTTTCCTTGAGTAAATTTGTCACTTGTTGAAGTAGCCGATAATAAATCTACTTCTGCAGATCCTTTTCTCATAGAAACAACATATTTATTTTTAGAAGCGGTCTTTATTTCCGCTGTTTGAGATTGAGCAATCAAGACGTTATTAAGAAGAGTCTCTTCAATAAATGGTTTAAGTGCTACGTGCAAGTTATCCATTCCATTTCTTGATGTTTTAGCCATTTCTGCCCATCTGTTCCATTGTTGTAAGCCTTTTTCATCAGTCTTAATAATGGAGTGTTGGCCAGAGCAAAGTCTCTTTACAAATTCTTTAGCAGATAATTTTGTAAGAGTTTTTTCAATAACAGGAGCGCAATCAGAGTAACGTGTAGGAACGACAGCAACTTCAATAGCAGTTTTTTGAGTAGCATTATCAGCGGTATCAAATAATTTAGATGCAACTCTATTAGCAACATCCAAATCAAAATTATCAGCTGCGAGCAATTCTACAACTTCGGACTTATCAAAACCTTGGTTTTTATATTTTTGTGCTTGGCTATTGGCTACAACATACATTCCATCTTGATGAGAACGTAATTCATTGCGCCAGTTGTAAATCATGTCATTTGAGTTATTTTCAGACATTTATCTCTCCCCTCAGATTATTTGATACCCACGGAAAAAAGGGCTTGGTTAAAAGAATAAAACCTCTAGACGTACTTTTAATGTCTCAGAGGTTTTTGTGGAACATAATATTATAATACGAGAATTTTAAAAATATATTCCAAAGGTTAAAATAGTAGTTTTGTAAAATAAGAAATGTATGTGGTACTCAAGAATTATCGAATCTGCAACAGCGTGGGACGTTTTATCTACTAAAGAAGTAACTTGGTCTGGGTCCTTCACTAGAACATTCCAAGATTTTTCATTTTATGATCCAAATCATATGCCTACTATGACTGCTATGCTCAAA